CTGGTCAAAATACCGCTATGGGTTTGCAAGCATTACAAGCAAGCACTACAGGAAATAGCAATGATGCTTTTGGTATTCAAGCACTTTTATCCAATACTACTGGTTCTAACAATGTGGCAGTTGGAGATACTTCATTAGGTTCTAACACTACTGGTTCTAACAATATTGGCATTGGCTTTCAATCCCTTAATGCAAACACCACAGCATCTAACAACACCGCAGTAGGTTACCAAGCTGGGTATAGTAATACAACTGGTCAAAATGGTGTTTTTATTGGATATAATGCGGGTCAATCTAATACAACATCCAATGCCAATGTTGCAGTAGGCGTTATTGCACTTCAAACAAATACAGGTGCAAACAACACAGCAGTTGGCTATGGTGCTTTAAATGGTAACACTTCAAACCCAAACAGCACAGCCGTTGGTTATCAAGCTGGTTATAACTCTACTGGTGGTTACAACACTTTTATTGGACAAGGTGCTGGATTAAACGCAACAACTGGAACACAAAACACTTTTGTTGGTGTAAATGGTTCAGGTTATTTAATGACCACAGGTTCTAAAAACACTATTCTCGGTGGCTATTCAGGCAATGCTGGCGGTCTAGACATCCGTACAGCAAGTAACTACATTGTGTTATCTGATGGTGATGGTAATCCTAGGGCGTATTGGGATAACAGTGGTTATCAATATAATCCTCAAGGTAGATTATATCTTGCTTCTTGGACATCAAATGGCACTGCACCAGGTTGGTTATTTAGTTCTCCTGATGGTTCTGGCGGACTTGTATCTACAACAACAACATCTACAGCACAAATGTTTAGATGGTATAACCCCAATGGGCAAGTTGGTGGTATTACTATAACTGGTTCTGCAACAACTTATGCAACTTCTTCTGATTATCGTTTAAAAGACAATGTTCAGCCAATGACAGGTGCTTTGGCTACTGTTTCTCAATTAAAACCAGTTACTTATAAATGGAAAGCAGACGGTTCTGATGGTCAAGGCTTTATTGCACATGAATTACAAGCCGTTGTGCCTGAAGCTGTTAGTGGTGAAAAAGATGCTGTAAATGAAGATGGTTCAATTAAACCTCAAGGTATTGACACTTCATTTTTGGTAGCTACATTAACCGCAGCCATTCAAGAGCAACAGGCTTTAATTACTGATTTACAAGCAAGATTAACAAAGGCTGGTTTATGATTGAAATTTGGCATCCTTGCGCTGGTTACGAAACCCATTACGAAGTCAGCAATTTAGGTAATGCGCGGTCTATTGAACGCATGGTAAATAACCGCCTAAATACTGGCTTGCGTAAATCGCCACAAAAAGTCTTAAAACAAGGTAAAAGCAAGTCAGGTTATTACATTGTTAGTTTTTGTGTTGATGGTGTAAAAAGCAATCAAACAGTTCACAGACTAGTAGCAAGGGCTTTTATTGCAAATGAATCAAATAAACCACAAGTAAATCATAAGGATGGCAATAAGCTAAACAATCATCTTGATAATCTTGAATGGGTTACAGTATCAGAAAATGGACTTCATGCTTACAGGGTTTTAGGTATTTCAGCATGGAATAAAGGTAAAAAACTTAAAGCAGAAGTAGATTCCCTTAAACAACAACTAGCGAGTAAATAATGGAATTAACTAAAGAACAACAAGTAGCACAAGACTATAAAGCAGCTATGGATTCTGTAGCTCTTTTAGAAGCTGGCAAACCTGAAGATATGACTGATGCAGATTGGGCAGATACAGTTAAGCGTAATAAAGAACACCTTGAAATTCAAATTGCTAAAGGTGACTACTACGCTGGGTACGATTTAACACCATTTGAAGAAGCTGTAAAATAATTTTAGGGCAAGCCAGCAGCCCATCTTGCTGGCAAATTTTTTAGGACTTAAAAAATGGACAAACTTACTCTATCAACCGACTTAGTAAACGGTATTCTTCAATACCTCGGCTCACGCCCTTTTGTTGAAGTTGCTGGTTTAATCAATGCGATTCAACAGCAAGCTGCTGATCAAGGTGCTCCTGCACCTGTAGAAGCACCAGCTGCAGAACCTGCTGAAGCACCTGCCCAATAAGGACAAAACCATGAATTTTCTAAATGAACTAGAGGCTCACTTAGAGTCTTTTGAAACAAAAGCGAAGGAAGAAATTCAAAAGTTCATCGCTCATGTCAAAAACAAATACTCTGAGCCAGCTCCAGCTGTTGTAGCTGATCCTGCCCCAATCGCTCCGAACGGTGAACTCACAATCGGTCAGCCAGCGGTAGAAGCACCTGCAGTAGAGGCTCCAGCCGCTGAAGTAGAAGCTGCTCCAGTAGTTGAAGAGGCAGCTCCCGAAGCACCAGCGGCTGAAGAGCCAGCAACAGCGGAGTGACACGTATGTCTTGGGAAGCTATAGTCGCCGCTATTACTTTATTTTACATGTTCATCAGCGCGGTAGTTGGCTGGTGGACAAAGAGTATTTCTTCTAGTCAAAAAGAAGTATGCGCTGCTCAATCAGAACTAGCAAGAGACATGAAGAAATTAGAGGTGATGCTTCCCAATGACTATGTAAAAAAGACAGATTTAGATGCAAGGCTCTCAAGAATAGAAGCCGCGCTAGACAAAATTGTTCTAAAATTAGACCAGAAAGCCGACAAATGAATGATCAAATTGAATCTGCAAAAGAAGTAGCGGGTAAGTCAATCGGCAAGCACGGTCTGGCTTACATTACTGCTATCATTGTTATTTCCGTAGCTGCTAGTATCTTTCTTGATACTTCTAAAATAGCTGCGGTAATCGGCATGGCAGGTGGTGCAATTATGGCTATCATCAATATGATGAATGCAGTATCAGGCACAACGGAAAAAGAAGAAAAACCAGAGTTCACTGTTATTCAGCAACTCATTCAACGCTTAGATCATCTCGCTGACAAAGAACCCCCAATGTCCGTAACTGTTGACGGAGATAAAGTCACAGTTACTAAAGGTTCAGACATTATTACAACAAATAAATAATATGGAATTTGAAAAAATTTTTTGGATTTTTGTTGGAATTGCAATTTGGATTGCGGTTTGGTATTTGTTTGGAGCTTTTCAATGAATAAAATTTTTACACATCTTTTAACAGGGAAAGATAATCAAACTCATGACATTGCAAGATGGGCATGGATGGGTGGATTCTTTTTAGTAGCGATCGCAGCTATGTATCAAATTTATTTGAATCATCCTATAAGCCTGACTGAAATTGCTGAATCATTAGGTATTGTTTCGGGCGCGGGAGCAGCCTCTGTTGCAGGTAAACAATTGTCAGGAGCCGAACCGAATGTTCCCCCTTCCAATTAGTGTTTACGTTTGCATTGCGGTAGCCCTCGGTAGCGTATTTGTTACGCACCGTGTTGATGGGTATTATTCTGAGAAAGAAAAGTTAGAAGCCGTTCAGCATGTTGTTCAAGTTCAAAGTGAAATAGTGCAGAGCCAAGCGGTTATATCCCAACAAACTCAAAAGGACAAAGATGATTTACAAGTTCGCTATGATAATGCTGTTGCTCAGCTGCGCGGGTTGCGCGACTCAAACATTTCAAACGGTAAATCCGCCGCCGCTGCAATACCAAGTCAAGGACTCAGATTACTTGAGCCAGATGCAGAAGTTCTTATCGGGTTTGCAAAGCAATGCGCCGATACCGAAGTAGAACGCAATGATGTTATTAATAAGTATAATGCTTTGATGGTGAGTAAATGAATCAAAACTTTGAAAAGTCTCTTGATATGCTACTTGAATCCGAGGGTGGATTTGTAAACAACCCGAAGGATCCAGGAGGTATGACTAACCTCGGAGTTACTGCTTCTACTTGGGCACAGTTTAAAGGTCGCGCGACTAGTGAGAAGGAAATGCGTAGCCTTGACAAAGATGACGTTGCACCGCTTTATGAGAAAAAATACTGGGACGCATGCAAGTGTGACGACCTACCTTCAGGCATCGATTACCTCATGTTTGATTTTGCGGTAAACGCTGGTCCTGGCAGGGCGATAAAAGTGCTTCAGAAGGCAATCGGCGTACCTGAGGACGGTGCAATTGGTCCAGTCACACTTCAGAATATTGAAGTCATGGACAAAAATGACTTGATTACTCGGTTCTCGGAAGCTAAAAAAGAGTTCTATGAATCATTACCAACCTTTCCGACGTTCGGTAAAGGTTGGCTCTCCCGCGTTGACACAGTCCGCGGTAATGCCAGTCGGTTATTAGGATAATATATGAGCACTCCAGCCTACGCAATGACGTATGACAATTTGACCTCTAACGTACTCCAGTACTTAGAGCGTAAAGATGCGTCTGTTGTTGAGCAGATTCCTAACTTCATCATGCTCGCTGAATTTGAAATCGCGGAGATGATGAAGTCATTAGGGCAGCAACAAGTTGCCGAATCCGTTATGATGGCTGGAAATCCTGTTATCCCGAAGCCTGCAAGATGGCGCAAAACAACTTCATTCAACATTACCGTAAACGGAAAGAAGCAGCCTGTTTTCCTGCGTAAGTATGAATACCTAATTAACTATGCTCCGAGTAGCACTAGCGAGAGCACTCCACTGTATTACGCTGATTATGATTATGATAATTGGCTCGTAGCACCCACCCCAGATCAAAATTATGCTTTTGAGGTATTGTATTATGAACGAATTCAACCGTTATCTTCAGAAAATCAAACAAATTGGCTTACACGCAATGCACCTAATGCTATGCTTTATGGAACACTGCTTCAGGCTATGCCGTTTCTTAAGAACGATCAGCGTGTAATTTTTCAACAAAAATATACCGAAGCAATCACTGCATTGACCAATGAAGATAAATTGCGTATCGCCGATAGACAAGCTATTGCTCAGGACTCTTAATCATGGAATATACCAATCCCTTTACTGGCGCGACAATCTCCCCTTCTCAAGTCGGGTACATTGACCTTACCATTTCTGCCAATACGTATTTAGAATGGCCAATCAACGGTAATGACACTGTTGACGTAGCTGCGAATATTATTGAAGTAACCGCGACTACTGGCGGCTTAGAATTACTCATGCCGCCTGCGGCACAAGTCTCAGTAGGTCAAGCGGTAATCATTCGTAACATCGGTTCAAACCCTTTTATTGTTACTAATAACGGCGGTGGCACGCTACTTTCAGTAAACTCTGGAGTAGCTTATTATCTTTATTTGACTGACAATTCAACTATTAACGGAACTTGGTCTAACGTCACATTCGGCGCGGGAACTTCAGCTGCCGACGCTGCTACCCTCGCGGGTTACGGTTTGACCGCGATTGGTCCTACTTTGAATCAGTCTTACTCAGTTACCAATTACTACGCCAGTTCAGCTTTAACTGCTACGGCTCGTGCCCAATTTGCAGTGTGGCAAGGTGGCGCGGGAACTTTAACTCTGCCTTCTGCTTCAGCTGTAGGTGCGAATTGGTTCTGCATGTTCCGTAACAATGGTTCAGGCATCCTAACAATTGCCCCAGTCGGTTCTGACACTATTGACGGTAACGTGAGCGACCAATTACAAATTACTGAGTCTTTTGTAGTAGTTTCTAACGGTAACGGATGGAATACATTCGGTTACGGTCAGGCAGTTCAATTCGCCTTTACTCAACTCTCATTAGTCGTGACAGGCGGAACATTAACTGAAACAACTTCTCAAGCGTCTAACCTGATTCAAGAGTTCACTGGTGCTTTGACCGCGAATCAAGTCATCATCCTGCCGCCTACGGTTCAACTGTATACCATGACCAATAATACTACTGGTTCATATACTTTTACAGTTAAAACAACTTCTATAGGCGCGGCTACGGTTACAATACCACAGGGAACTTCCCTTGTGTTAATTTGTGACGGAACTAACGTATACAACGCAGCTTCTGGCTCGTCCAGCGTTATTACCTCTTTGACGCTCGGTAACGGCTCGCTCGCTACTCCTTCACTCAAATTCACTGGTGATTTGAACTCAGGTTTATACCTGCCGTCTTCAGGTCAAATGGGCGTTGTGATTTCAAATGCATTAGCGGCACTATTTAGTTCAAGTGGATTATACGTACCTAACGGTATCGGTGGAGGCAACTTTTGACCACTGACGTCTATAACCTATCGGTAGCTCCTGGGATTCAAAGAGACGGAACTCTCTTTGATGCTCCCTGCTACGTTAATGGCGTATGGGTTCGCTTTCAGCGCGGTCGTCCTCGTAAGATTTGGGGTTACAAAGGTATATTTTTGAATGCTCCTGGTGTCACTCGTGGGATGATTATGCAATCCCAGAATGGTGAAAACTATGTTTACGGCGGTTATTCAGATTCACTGCAGTATTGGCAAACAGACAATGACGATGGCGTGGGTTCTGGACCATACCCGATCACTTTAAATAACTTTACTGCTAATGCTAATAACCTCTGGCAGTTTGATATTTCTTATGATTCAGCAGGTTCAGGTGCTTTAACCGTCATTGCCCATCCAGGACAAAATTTAGAGGATATTGACAGTACAGTAAATACCCCTGTTTTATACGGAACATTTCCTGGTGGTTCAATGTCTAAAGTAGGTGTGTTTACCGCTACGGGAACTGCCACTGGAACTACTATTTCTATACCGTCTATAAACAGACTAATTGGCGTAGGTCAGACTGTTACTGGCACGGGTATTGCGGCTAATACCGTAGTGACTGGAGTAACCGTAGTAACTAGCCCTAGTCCATTGACCACTGTTACAATTAACAACGCAGTTAGCGGTAGTCCTACTTCATTCACTTTTGACAATAATATTTCCGTCTCAGGTGGATGTGTTATGCTGTATCCTTACCTGTTTGTTTACGGTAATAACGGCTTATTGAAAAATAATTCAGCGGGAGACCTGACAAACTGGGTCGGCGCAGATTCAAACGAGAACAACGTAGCTGCTACAAAGATTGTTAAAGGTTTAGCAGTGCGTGGCGGTACTACTGCACCTGCAGGTTTATTCTGGTCATTAGATTCTTTGATTCGCGTGGTGTATAACCCAACTAACGTCGGCACCTCAACAATCTACTGGACGTATGACATTGTAACTAACCAGACTTCAATCCTCTCATCTCAATGCGTTATTGAGTATGACGGTATTTACTTCTGGTGCGGTGTTGACCGATTCCTAGCGTATAACGGAGTTGTTCAAGAAGTACCGAATGATATGAACATGAATTACTTCTTTGACAACTTGAATTACGTTCAAAGACAAAAAGTATGGGTTAGTAAGATTCCTCGTTGGGGTGAAATCTGGTGGTTCTACCCTAAAGGTGATTCTGTTGAATGTAATGATGCTATCATCTACAACACTCGTGAAAAGAAATGGTATGATGCAGGTCAAGCACTCGGTGCTAACCGTTCATCAGGCGCATTCTCTGAGGTATTTCGCTATCCTGTTTGGGCTGGTAATGAACCTAATCTATTAGGCCAATATACTGTCTGGCAACATGAAATTGGTGTTGATGAGGTTTATCTTAACAATGTGAACGCTATTGAGTCTTCTTTTGAGACTAATAGCCTCGGCTGGGTGAACGGTGGTCCAGGACCAAAACAAATTAAAGGTTTAAACCGTTGGATCCGCGTTGAACGTGTTGAGCCAGACTTCGTTCAAGTCGGTGAGATGAGCCTCGTTGTAACTGGTAAGTCTTACGCTGATGACGTAAATGAAGATTCAGACCCTTATGTGTTTGACCCAGACACCCTCAAGATTGACATGCGTGAACAAAGACGTGAATTGCGGTTAAAATTCATAAGCAATACCGTCAACGGAAATTATCAATTAGGTAACGTATTAGTCAGCGCCGACATTGGTGATGAGCGTGGAACAGGTAACCCATGATAACCTACGACCCTCGCGGAATGACTTGGGATAAGTGGTGCGCCTTGATGGCGGAACTGTTTGCTCCGAATCAGCTAGGAACAGTACCTGAGGATAAATGGCGTGATTGGGCTAGCGGCATGCAGGGAATTGGATATTTTGTTAATTCAGGAACTCCAGACCCAAGGTTGTTTGATGATTGGCAACAGTGGGCAGAACAATTAGTAGGTATTATGACGATACGGAAACACAAATGAGACCTTCAGAGATTATCAAAAAAGAGGCTGAAAAACATGGATTGGATTCAACCAAAGTCCTAGTCAGCATTCAATACATTCTAACACATAAATTAGGATTTCTTTTAAGCAAGGGAAATTCTGTTTTGTTATTAGCAAAGATCGGCGATAATGAGTACGAAACTCATTTATTTACTGAAGACTCTCCGCTAAAATTGGCTCAAGCTATGATATCTATTTTTCACGATATTGAAAAGCTCAAGGTAAAAGCTATCTACGGAAATGCTGATAATCCTCAGATTATTAACCTTTTAAAGAAGCTAGCAGATAAAGAAGGCACAGAGATTCAAGACCCAGATAAGCCAAATTATAACTGGATGATACGTTTATGAGATACACATTAGATTCAATGCTCCCTGAGCGGGCATTCCAAAAACGATTAGGCGGATATGGTCCTGCTACTTTAGAAGGCGGTGGCGGGGGCGGTGGTATTATGGCTGTCGTCGCAGTGGTTGCTACCGTGGTTGCAGCTGTCGCTACTGACGGTGCTTCCCTAGCTGCTGAAGGTGCTATTGACGGCGCGGCTGCGGCAGCTGATACAGCTGTTGCTACTGACACTGCCGTTACTGCTGCTGACGTAACTGCTACTACTGCTGATGCTGCAATTACCACTGGAACTGAAGCGGCTGCGGGAACTGCCGCTGCTGATACCGCTGTTACTACTGGGACTGCCGTAGCTGAAACAGGCGCGGAAGCCGCTG